AAAATCAGGTCGTCCCAAACCCCGGACGACTGCACAGGCTTTTCGCTGTGGCTTTCTCTGTTTTCGAATAGCATCGCAGCGTGCAGCAGAATTGCTGTCTTGATCGCTGGCTCAACCTTCGTAGGGCTGGAAACCCCAACCTTGTATTGGACAGTTACTGCGTCGGATCGATAGGCCGATGATGGCCAACTCTGGCCATATGCCGTGACAATCTCAGCGCCTGCAGCAGTCACCACCGTGGTGTAGTTCGGTGCAGCAAGCGTTTGAGCTGCGTTGTTGCTGTCGAAATACGAAACCGAGACAATAGACGCCAATGGCCTGACAGCCAGTTTCAGGCAGTTGAAGCCTGAAAACGATTGCGCCCATGTCTGTTCGATCAGGCCAGCAGAAAGCGACTTTTCTACATGCCGGGTTGCCGCGTCCACGAATGATCGCAGAACTTCGTCAAATTCATTGATTACCGAATCAACCCTGCAATGGTCCTTGATTTCCTCAAGGGAAACCACCGACTGCGATGGCCCTTGAATGAGAACCGGGGCGAGCATGGCGAATTACGATACCGCTGCCGTGGAATTGGAAGTCGCGACAGCCGAAACGCCAGATTTTGTGGCCTTCACGGTGCAGGACATGGTTTTCCCCACATCGCCCGCAGCCAGAACGCGCGTTGAAGCAGTCGCACCGTCAATAACAACGCCCGAAGCAAGCCACTGATAGCTATAGCTTGGTGACTTGGACCAAGTGCCAGTCGAGCAGGTAAGCGTCTGCCCTTGCGTCGGCGTCCCTGTCACTGCAGGATTAACCGAACAGACGGGCAATTTTTGCACTGCATCGGCGGCACGGCTTGCAGCACGGCGACCGGCAGTCGTGGAACGAGAACCGCGCGCCATCTTACTTGTCCTTGGCAGATTTATTGACGGGCGCTGCATCCATTTTATTCTGTGGAGCAGCCTCTGCCTTGTTGCCTTTCACTTCCTCGACCAACTTGCGGTCCAGAAGCTGTTTGCCAACATCATCGGCAATATCAAACTCGTCGCCCGGTGCGATGTTTTCGTCCTTCACAGACGAAATATGCAGCGTGTCGATTGCTTTGACTTTCATGGCGCGTTTCCCGCTGTTGCGAGTAGCGGGGCCAGCGAACCAGCCCCGCTCTCTATGATTACGAGGTCAGATCGGTGATCTGTGCTGCGAAGTCGCCCTTCACGAAAGCAGTCGTGTTATAGACTGCGAGTGCAAGACGTTCTTCTGCGAGGATCGTAACAAGGTTCTTGCGGAAGTTGTCCGAGTCCTCATTGGAGATTTCCACCCGCGCATCCATGCGGTCGAAAATCTGGGCCGCGTCACGGAACGCGCCGACGAGGAACTTACCCGATGTCATGGCTTGACTCTCGACAACTGGCAGGCCCCAGAGGCGCGGCGTAGCGCGGTCCTGCGGATTGCCAATAAGATACGCGCCTGCGGTATCCTTGGTCGTCTCGATGCCGAACCAGTCGGTCGGGTGAAGAACGATGCCGGACGGAGGCACGTTTGCGAGTGCCGCCTGCAGCATTGCCGCACGGATAACGTCGATCTTGGTCGGCGTGGCCACAACTGCAAGGTTGGCGGTAGAAGCCGTTGCCTGCGTGTAAATGCCGTTCAGGTCAGTGCCGGTACCCGCACCGTTCAGAAGCTGGTTGTCCTCAACATACTTCAGGCCCCAGATGAGACGGCCATTGATGTAGGACTGCAGCATCGGAACGTCATCGAGGATCTGGCGCGTTGCCAAAACCCAATGCGCGATGGTCGTAACGTTGCCGGTCACGATATCAAACTTGATATCGGACTGAGGCTTCGTTGGGCCAGTCGTTTCCGAAACCGTCGCCGACGCGTTGGTGAAGCCGGTTTCCTTCACGTACTGGATCGCATTCGAGTTCGTGCGGCCCGGTGCGAGCAGATCGCGAACCGTCAGCTTGCGCAGATACGGCTGCACAATACCTGGGAGGCGGTCGGGCATAATGAGGTCGCCCGCAGCGCCGTCCGTGTCGGTCGTTACCGCCGAAATGATCGCTTTGGTTTCGACGCTCACGCGACCGCGAGGATTGGCAAGCCAATTCTTGACGTTGTCCTGATCGGTAACGAACTGGCCAAGCGACTTTTCTTTCTGTTTGCCGCCGTCACCGTCGCCAACGCGAGCCATTTTCTGCTCCATCTCATCCAGACGGGCTTTGGCTTCGTTGACAGCCGTGATTGCTTCGTCAGCAGCCTGTTTGGCACCAGCCGCAAGCGGCTCGCCCTTTTCAGCCTTGCCGAGCGCATCGGTGGCGATTTCCTTGATCTTGTCGAACTTCTTATCGAAGTCGGACTTGATTTCAGCGGCGAGTTCAGCCGCCGACTTGTTGTCGGTGCTCATTGGGGGTTCTCCTTGAGAGCGTTGAGGGATTAGCCGCGTAGGGCCTTCAGAAAGGCCGCAGCCTCGTTCGCCTGTTCGCCCTCGGAATCACTCCGAATGGCCTCTCGATAACCGCAAGAGGCGATCTTGACGGCCATCGCTTTTGGAACACCTGCTTCGCGCAGGATGTCCTCAAACTCCTTGAGTGGCATGGGATCGCCATCGCGCAGACGGCGTGCAAATTCTTCCATGCGCTCTGATTTGACGCTCTCGATGCGAGCGCGCCGGTTTGCCGGGAATGTCACCGGGCTGATTTCATACAGGGCCAGCTTTTTCAGCAGACGAACTTGCCCGTCCTGATCTGTATCTTCCTCGCGATACCCTATCGAAAGGCCGCCGATTGCCCGGTTTTTGGCTAGGGTATGCACTTCCTTGGCGCGCTGGATATCTAACAGCAGGCGTCCCTTGCCCCAAAGCCCTTTCGCGTCCTCGGCCAAATCTTCCCAAACGCCGATTGGCTGATGAGGGTCATGGTTCCAGAGCATAAGAACATTGCTGCCCTCGCGCTTATGACGGGCAAGGCTTTCGACAAACGCGCCCGGCATGACTTTCTCGCCATAGCTGTCAACGTTGCCGAAAACGGAGCCGTATCCCTCAAAGGTACCGTCATCCGACAGGTCTTTAACCTGCAGGGTGAAATCCTTGGTTTTCATCGCTTTCTCCTAAGCGGCAGGGAGCCTTTTTGGCTCATCCTGTTCGATGCCGTTCGCTTCGGTGATAGGAACGTTTTGCATCTGCATGCGCGGCACTTCCCCGCCTTGAACCGGGGGAAGGTTTTCCAATGCGCGCACTTCGTTGATGGTCATGGCGCCAATAGCTGTCATCTGCTGATAGAACGACGCGCGCCCCGCGCTATCGGCCCTGAGAAGGCCCTCAAGGTTGAACTCAATGATTATTCCGGCCTTGCGCTCGACTTCCGTCAGAAGCTGCTTCTCAAGCGCCTGCTCAATGCGCTTCAAGCGGCGGCGGAGGGTAAACTTCTGAAAGCCAAGTGTCTGCTGCTCAAGGCCCGTTCCCCAGCTTGTAGCCTTATCGGTATGACCGATCATATGAGGCGGAACACCGAAGAACCGGCAGATTTCTTCGACCGAAAAGCCGCGCGATTCGAGCATCTGCGCATCTTCAGGGTTGATTGTTAGCTGCTCCCACTTCGTTCCGCCCTCAAGAATGAGCGGGCGCCCGGAATTTATCGCGCCGAACTTCTCGGAAAGGGCGTTCTGGGCAAGTTCACGCTGTTCCGGGCTAAGCCATTTCTCGAACGTCAAAACGCCTGTTGGACGAAGCCCATTCTTGAACGTAGTAGCAGACGAAAGCTCGATGGCACGAGCAAGGCCGAAGGTATTGCGCCCGAAATGCAAAGTGGACATGCCGCCGAGAGGATTGCCGCCAAAGCCGCGAATATGAAGTATGGCTTTGTCAGTCTCGATGTTGATTTTGCCGTCCTCTGTCCAACGATACTCAATATCGCCGTTTTTCTTGCGCTGCACTTGCACAAGATGAGGTGCTATCGGGTGCATACCGCGAACTTGCCCGGCAGTCCGCTCTACTTTCGCGTATGCGTTGCCCCACAATTCCAGTGAGGCGAACATGAACTCCCAGAAATCAACTGCCGTTTGATCGTAATTCGGGCTGTCATGCACAACCCGATACAGAGGATGCTCTGAAAAAACCTCGCGCTGCCCGTTTTTGCCGGTGCGATACACCATGAGCGGCAAAGTCGCCCCTGTGCCTGCAATCAGGTTCACGCAAGCCCAAACAGCCGACAGGGTTAGCGCATTCTCGCCATTTACAGGCACGCCGGAATCAGCAATAGACCCCGCCGAATACCATGCCGAGGCCAGCGGTGTGTCGCGCAGTTTCGCAGGTTGTGTAAAAACCTGTATCATCTTGCGGAAAATGTTCATTCTGCTGCCGCCAGAGAAGCGAAATAGCCATTCATGTCCGCGTCCTCTGCCTCGTAAGTCCCAGCCGCAGCCCTAGCCATTGCCAAAGCCACCATCCCGTCGATACGACCCGTAGCTTTAGCCTTGTCCAGTTTTCGGTTTCCCGCCGGATCGGATGTCACAACCGCGTTTTGCGCACAGAACGCCAACACAGGTTGGTTGCCGTGGACAATTTTGCCCTCAAGAATATCCGCTTCCAGATCGCGCAGAGCTGGCGACATGGATTGATACCCCTGCCCCATTTGCTCAAATATCGCGTCGTCGCCCTCTAATTGTTCCTCAAGGAACCCTGTTTTGAGCAGCCACGGCTTCAAATGCCGCCAGTTCCACCTGTCAAACGCAATCTTGCGGACATTTCCGCGCTCGCAATCGGTGTAGAGCGTGGCGGCGACAAACTCATAATCCACCGACTTACCGGGTGTGGTTCTGAGAAAACCTTGCTCGGCCCAAGTATCGTATGGAACGCGATCAGAGCGGGATTTCTCCCGCAAGCCCTCTCCGGGAAGCCAAAATGTCGGCTTGACGTGCCATTTCCCCTCAACCGGCGCGATATACACCTTCGCCGTCAAGTCACTGACACTCGATAAGTCCAGACCGCCGAATATCGGCAATCCGTCAAACGTCGCTACCACCTCACCACCGCAAGCCTGCCAAACAGAGCGGCTTATGAACGGCGCAAACATTTCCACCCG